ATAAATCCGGAGATAAGAAAAAGTTTCAACACGCACACACATTTCATAATGGAATACATTAAAGACATCATGAATGTCCAAGGCTCTATCGCTAGTTTCGGTGATGGGTTGGTTTACATTAGAAACACACTCAAGCTCAGCTTCGCTCGAGCAGAAAAAAAAGAGGACGTCAAGTCTGACATACAACATGATAGGTCAAAAGCTATCATAGTGGAAGGCACCAAAAACCTCTCATTAGGAGACAAAGGTGTCATTGAACAAGTATATGGTGCCCGTTTCGAAGAGCGAAACCCTACAAAGACTCTGGCGAAGGGGACAATATACGGCGTACCGCAACGTGTTAGAACAGACTTCTCTCAACACTCTCACTATGGTATGAATCCGCAATATTTGGATGAAGACGGTGTTCCCAACTATGTAGCTATTTCGAAGAGATTTCGGGAGTTAGCTGACAACGTAGAGCTTAAGGAGCAGCGACTGAACAGGTTTTTTAACTCTGTTGTTGTAAATGACTTTTATGATAATGCAACAGCTCTCATGTATGCGCTACTTGTTAAGTTGCATGTATATAGAATGCTAGAAAAACTCAACAAGTACGATTATGAGTTAGTGATGCGCCCTGAACAGGTCGAGACCATAATAGACGATGATTGGAATGTTATGTACACTAGGCTTATAGAGTTTTTTAAACACAACCATATGGGCTTCGGTATGTACAAAGCAGACCCTGAAACACGAAACCTATTAAATAGTATGCGCGCATGGTACGCTGCCTTACCTCCGCGATTTATACTAGACAACAATGGTCAGAATGTTGAACAAGCTGTCTGGCATGCGCATAGGTTTAAATATAATACTAAGGTTATACACATGTATGAGTATAATGATGGCCATAGTAGAAGTGGTCCCCATTTTGGGGAAGAGTTTGGTTTTATTGAGTGTCGCTTTAGGTATACTGATAGTCATAAAAAATATGAATTTGACCAAGGTGGTATCCTAGAATGCGATAAATTTGCGTTACCTGCAAACGAGCAAGCGATTGATAGATATGGTACTGTGTATGGTTATATTAACGGTAGTGGGTTACAAAAAAAGCAGGTTGCTATCTTGGGACAAGTACTCTGTGGCAACAAAAGAACTACCCCTTTACTAATAGATCAAGACATCGATTTCGGTATATCCGAGAAGACAATTAAATGTTTTTCGGATTTGCGGTTGGATAACAATGAAATGTTTACCGTGACGGAATCGGATATTGTGAACACTATATCTACATTAGTCACAACACATAAGTGGTACGAGGAGCTTGCTAGTGCTTATAGGAGTCTGAGGTATTGGTTGGTTCAGCCAGGGACAGAAACAGTAGAAGCTCACTGGTGGACTGGTATGGAACGCGTGTTGCATCTGCCAAAACTAGGTCTACGTCGAGCAGCACTGCCCATGTTGCTCGAGAAAGGTGGTGTAAACATATCTCGTGAAGCTCTAAAGATAAATAAGTTGGCACTATCGAAATCCGATGCTCCTTATTTCGAGTCGCTCTTTGCTACCACGTGTTGGTATTGGGGTGAGTATTTAGCCATATTTAACGCTAAGAACATTAAACACATCATAAGGAAAATGGAATATAACACGGAAGACGCTTTAGAAGAAACGGTCAGGGCAGATGCTTTATACTCCGCAATATTAGGCAGGGCTATACCTAAACCGGTTTTTAGACATCAGTCTACCTACATATTGGGTGGCATAAGGTCGCAATTTACGCGAGTAATGAAGATAGGTCAGATTAACATAAACAATATGGAAGAGTATGGCTACATTGCTGTTAATAATGGTGTACGTTCCGGAACGATCGTTTATCCTGGTTGTTGTGCTTTGATTATTGGGCAGGCAGGTTCACTCATCCTTGGTACACCATATGCTAGTATATTTCAAATAAACCCTACTGTAGTCAAAGAAACTAGAACAAGAGACTACCGTGGCTATAACTATCATGATCTATGGGCTTACGGTGTTGTCCAAAGATGGCAAGGTTATGATGTAGTTTATAAACACCCAAAGTCAGGTGGTGTTCATACTATGTATGCTCCAAACGACGTTAGTATAGCTATGCCTCCTGTCAACCCCACAACAGTGGATCGTATTGAAAGTTATACAATACAGAGGAATAGGCCGAGACAACATGTTTTCGGGTCTGAAATCACCGATTTTATGAAATATAAAATGACTTTTACGTGGCACCGCATAAATTGCGTCCCGTTGGAAGAGCCAGATTATCACTCCATAGGTGTGCAAGGTGAAGAGGCATCTTTTATGGTAGCGAGTAAGTTTTTAAGCGATATGCTTGATAAAGAACAGTATTCTGCTGCTGTATTAATGAACTATGATATTGACACTCAGGATTTTTACGAGGGCGAACCGACGGTAGCCGTGCCGGTCCCAGACGTACAAAACTCGTTAAAATTAGCGGAACAAGACTTAGGACCGGAACCACAACCAGACGAAGATCCTGGGCCGGTAGTCTAAAACATCTCACTACTATATTCTCTTATATACAGCTTAATAATGACTGTCTGGTACAGTCTACTTTTGACCTGGCTACGTTGTTTTTATTTGATATAATGTATGGGGTTAATATAAATGGTAATTATATGTACCGTATTGGTGATACCTCTGTTCGGACGTACGCAGTCTACTTGCCAGCTCTTAATTTAACTGCACTGTACATAACTAAGGACAATCACCTACCCTCAATGGGTAACTACTCACTCATTAGAATTTCACAGATACAATACGGCCCTGAGCTGGCTCCTTACGGTCCCATAACAAATAAAGAACTGCTTAATCATTTATTCTATATTACTGAGGCTTCTATGCGCAGGGTTACTGAATTTTCAAATATCCATTTAATCAAACGTTTTCACCAAGGTACGCTTGAACCACCGATCACTAAAATTAGTGGGCAACACATTAGGCACCTTACCTTCAACGAGTTACGTAGCTTCGAGTGGGATGAACTATGCTCACAAGTGGGCCCAACTATGCAATTGATAGAACGTCTTGCCCTTTCTGGTGCGCATGAATCTTTCTTGGTCGGATTGATAGTATGGGCTATGTGTTTGCCTGAAGATCAAAAAAAGTGGTGGAACGTATCCGGGTTTCTTGATTGGAAATTTGATGGGTACGAGGGTTTTATGCACTCTATAAAAAATAAGTTTACTTTAAAGCTCAAAGCGTTACAAAATTTATTACCACTCGATCTAACACCCTTCTTTGAATTAGAGGTTTTAGTGAACAGGGGGGTTGGTACCGTTGATTGGGCGCAGGAACGCCGTAACCGTATCGAACTTAATGTAGTCAACATAGATCCTAATACAATATTTAATCACGCAGCACGACTTTTTAAAAACTTAATTCGGTTGAAAGGCAGGCCTAAGAGGTATAGCTGGGACAATTTTTGGGCTACGCGCTGGCAGTGGAGTCCGACAGGAGCATACAATAGCCAATATCCTGAGGATGAAAAGTTCAGACATAAAGAACATACTATGAGGCATAAATTTTATGGTTTTAACGCCATGCCAGATTATGATTTTGCTCATTTTTTTAACAGAAAACCAGAAATGTGTGCAAGGTCTTCAGAAAAATACGAATGGGGAAAGAACAGAGCTATATATGGTGTAGATAACACCAACTTCATCATGTCTAGCTTTGGTTTAGCTGGGTGTGAGGAATTATTAGCTGGCCTATTTCCGATCGGAGTAGAAGCAGAGGCGAAGAAAGTCTCTCGGACTGTTGAGCAGGTGTTGAGAGATGGAGTGCCTTATTGTTTCGACTTCCAAGATTTTAATTCGCAGCACAGCCTTTCTAGTATGCAGGCAGTACTAGATGCTTATTTATATACATATAAAACATACCTGGAGTTGGATCAGCTACGCGCTATATATTGGGTAAGACAATCTTTAGAAAACATGTACATCACCGGGGGTGATGGCATTCGTTATAAAGCAGAAGGTACTTTGTTATCGGGCTGGCGCTTAACAACCTTCATGAATACTATACTCAATTACATCTACACTCAAGTAATCACGGAGAAAACACCTATCACGACTACCCACAATGGAGATGATATCTTAGGCGCTGTTACTAGCTTAAGGCAGGTACAACAGCTTGAATATAATGCAGTGAGTAAGAATGTGCGCTTCCAAAACACTAAGTGTTTTCTCGGCGCGATCGCAGAATTTCTAAGAGTAGACCACCGTACTGGTACAGGTGCACAATACTTAGCACGATCGATTGCAACTTTTGTACACGGCCCTACGGAGACTGTAGTCCCGAATGATCCGGTATCTATTTTACGTTCTATTTATACCAGAAAACAAGAAATGTTATCTAGAAAGGGTAATAAAAAAGTGATAGATCGTCTTTACAAAGCCCAACTTAAGTATACTTGTGACAAATGGGATCTTGATTTTCTAGATATACTAGATATGGAGAACATACACGTAAGTTTGGGGGGTTATAGTGAAGATGTCAGTGATAGAGCGTTAGAAAAACGGTACCACCGCACAAGGATCAAGGCTGACGGCAGTGACTTGTCTGGAGGCGAGTCACGTTTGCCTATTTTACCAGGATGTTTTACGTTTTCTAGGCGCATATCCAAGAAGTATGGATTATCAAATTACTTCAAAACAATACTTACAAGAACAAACTTAGCTGTTTATGATAGGTCAGCAGATTATCGATTCGGACTATACGTTGAAGAAACGTTAGTTGACGATAATATGAGACTAAAAGCAAAACAATACGGTATGTTCAGACATCTGTTTTCAGGGACGAAGGTGTCACTTGCTAAAAGTTACGGGGTACCAATACACGCTGTACAAGGCAAAGACAGTTACTTGTCGGAGATAGTATCCGGGTGTAGGGACCCACTATCGGCGGCAGTACACTGGGGTTAGGCCACGTGGAGTGGCCATCTCGTGCCAC